TTCCGATTAATTTATCAGCAGATACTGTTTCATTTACTACGTTAGTTACAATTGATCCTTACTTTAGAGGATCTAATCAAACTCAGGGTTTATAATATGGCAATTCCATCTACAGTTACAAAAAGAGCAGAAAATAATGATTTTGTTGGAGTAACAGGAATGTTGCTTTCAGGCGTTACTGGTTTCAGCTTACGCACAGGTTTTTATTTAACTAATAGCGGAAATTATAGTATTGAAACACAAATTGTATCAAATACAGATATATATCCTGAATCATATACGTTTCCTTCTGGAAAGAAATTTGAGATTCTACCGGGAGAAAATAAATTTATTCCTTTTGATTTTACTTTTGTAGCAAACGAGTGGGCAGCAGGATCTGGTCCTGTTAGCGGACCTTACAGAGACGGAACTTTTGTAAATACTTTAAGATTAAAGTCTAAATCTGTTTTTAATGGAAACGAAGATACTAGTGGAAATATTAGAGTTTATGTTACTGGGCAAACCACAGGATTTGGAGTGCCTTCTTACAATACGTCATCAGGACCTTTAACTGCTAACGCTCCTTTATATCCATCTGGATTTAGAGTGTTAAGCGACTACGCTTTAAATGGTAGACCAAACGCAACATTAAGATGGTATCATCCTCACACAGGATATTATTTAACTCAATATCAAATTGAAAGAGCGGTTGACATAACCGATTCTTCAGTATCAACTGGAGATTGGTCTACTCTTGCGACTTTTGAAGTTAATTATGAAGATGTAACTGTTCCTGTTTCAAGTTCAACACCTCCTACATTTTCATTTAGAAAATATGCAACAAATACTGGTATCAACCAATTATATTCACGAGGTGCAGCAAATAATAGATCTTCTAATTACGGAGAGTATGTTGATGAAGCATTAAATTCTAATAAAGATTACTATTACAGAATAAAAAGTCAATTTATCAACGATCATCATCAAATTGAAAGCGCATATGTTTATGGTTACCCTGTTAGCAATTTCGAGTCTCCTATAAATAATGCTGACGTTAATAATGGTTTATTAAGTGGTAGTACTACATTACCCGTTGGTGGTGACCCATCCACAGTCATTAAAAACACTGCGGGAGGTCCCACTGTTATGTACATAAATATCGGAAACAATGAATCTGATTATGTTAATTTGCATGACACTTTTGTAGCAGCAAGTGGTGCCAGAGGTTTACAAGTAGGAGCTTTTAATAGTGCTGATGACAGCACTTATGTTTTTACAGGCATACATTTTGTTGTTAATGAAAGTGAAAAAGTTGGCTCTAAAACCACGGCTCGCGCAGCTATCGAAACTGGAGAAATTATTAAACGCGAAGGTAATGTAGAAGTTCCTACGCTACTGGATTTAAAAAGAAATTCTCGAGTCGTAGGAATGGGCGGCCGAGGCGGAAATGGTGGGTTTACGTTGATTAGATCTGAAAATTCGGATCCTAATGTTTTAGGTACAGACCATAACTACAGGGCAAAAATTGTTATCGATGAGCGAGTTTCATCTACAAACGGCGAAAACGGTTCTTCCGCTATTTACATTAACGATACTAATATATCTAACTTCAGAATAAGAAAAGATGCCACCGCTAAAATTTATGGCGGAGGCGGCGGAGGCGGGGGCGGAGATCCTTATTTTTGGCCAAAAGCTTTTATATTTTTAGATGACTATCCAAATAGAGATCTTGAAAGGTCGTATTCAGGAACCCGACAATTGAGAGAATCAGAAAATAATACGTTAAATATACGTTTTTATACTGAATCACGTACTGGGGGTGGAAGACAAGGAGTACGAACAGTTCAGACCACTCGTTTTTCTGTTGGTTATAAATTTAGTGATCTTATTGGAAGATTAAGCGCCGGTATTGGAGGAGGCGGAAGAGGTAACTCTAAAAGTTCTGCAGGTCAATTTTTACCTAGTGCCGTCGACAACAGTGATTACAACTATACAATAAAAGAAGAAAATTCTGGCAACATAAATAATCTTGGAGTTGGAAGTCAAGTTTCTAGCGAAACTAAATTATCTGAAGGTGGCGCTGGCGGAGATTTTGGAGAAGACGGAGAAACACCTATTGACACTAATGGTAATTTTATTTATCGCGCAACGACCACTACAAATGAATTTTCCAATAAAGCAGATATTGGCGCCGGTGGTGTGGCTGGTTATAGCATTCAAATTATAGACGGCAACTCAAATTATACCGATTTAAGTAATTTAGTTTATTATGGAGCTGGGAAAAATCCTAAAGATATAGATAGTATTATTGCATATTTTACTATTAATCCAAGTAAAATGTATAATAATCTTGCTTATACTACAAACGTTTCAGCTAATGGTGATCAGGTTTACAAATGGGTGTCTGAAAATGATGATAATATTTACATGAAGAATGTCGATAATTACAACAGGCCGCTATATTACGGCGACTCTTCAAATGCGACAGCTAATGATAAAATGTATTACTTTAATGATAATCCTGTTGTTTTTTGGGATGGGCGTTATAATAGAGTTTTACAAATGGAAGGTATTGTAGGAGCAAATGGATTAAGACCTTCTATGGAAGGATTTGAAATAGTTTATTTTTTTAGTCCATTTAATAAAAGTAATTCTGGTTGGTCTCCATTTTTTCCAGAAACTGATGTGCAGCTAGGAGCTTTTAGAACTGGAGCTACTTCAAACACAGCATCAGGTAAAAAAGGATGGGGACTTCATCATTGGTCTGACACAGGAGGTAATCCTAGTAACACTAATTTTAGTTTTGAAAACCCAAGTATGATATATACATCAGATGGTAGAACCATAGAAAATGCTGGTTTGCAACGAGGTAATTCTGTTGTATTTCAAGATTTTACAAACAGACAAAGTGTCGGCAGAGCTTGGATGTACAGCATTTCCGCTTCTAAAGTTGGTAATTCTATTTTTTATAATATTTATAACGATTTAAATCTTGTTAAAAGTACAGCGTTTTTTAATAATGAGTTTAACTTTTGCCCAAATCCATTTATTGGACTTACTCCTGCAGGTCGTGCTAACGCTCAATTAAGATTTTATGGTAGTATTTGTGATATTGCGATATTTAAAAAAGCTTTACTTCCATCTGAACGTAGAGCGATTTTTAATCATTTTGCAAAAACAAAATTAAGAGTTGGTCAAGGCTCTGTCACTCCGATAACTTCAATTAACAGATTGTTTACAAAGGCTAATAGTACAAGTATAATAATTACTGCTAATTTAAATACTTTAACAACAGATGATATAGTTGATAGAGGTAGAGTATTTAGATTTGATGATCCCGAAGGTCAAGGTAATGATATATTTTTTATTGCTGATAGAACAGAGTCTAATGGTAATAAGAGAGATTTTCACGGTAGGCTGACTAGGGATTTGCCACCAAACACAAATGGAGTTTTATACCCAAGCCAAACTCAAAGAAATACTTTAGATACCAAAACTGGATTTGCAGGATTTAATATATTTCCATATTCAGCACCATAAAGTTTATTAAATTATGTCATCTCAACAACATAACGCATCATTATTAGATTTAGAGCCAGATACAATTATTGAATTGTATGAATTAGATTTAGGTGAAGAGCAAGGTATTTATAGATTTCATCCCGGTAAAAATAATTTAAAAGACATATTGTTGCGAGACGATTTCGGAGTGCTTCATACATATTACTCTTTACCTATTGAAGCCACAGATTTTGACATCAAAGGAGATGGTACATTGCCAAGGCCTAAATTAATAATGGCGAATCCACAAGGTTTATTATCTGATGCTATAAAAAGAAGAGGAGATTTAATAGGAAACACTATTGTTAGAAAAAGAATATTTTTGAAGTTTTTGGACCATGAAAACTTTCCTAATGATCTAAATCCGTTTGCTATACCTGATCCTGAAGCCAGATTTGATGATGATATATTTAAGGTAAATCGAAAAACTCAAGAGAATAAATTTTATATAGAATTTGAATTAGCTTCGCCTTTAGAACTTGAGGATATTAACGTACCGGCTAGAGTTATGCTCGCAGATTATTGTCCTTGGCAATATCGGGGACAAGGTTGTTTGTATGGCAAAAGAACAGATTTTAACAATCAATTCTTAAATTTTCCTAATGGTACTTTTAAAAATCCTCAATCTTTTTTTGCAAATGAGAATGAATCAGAATCATTAAATGGGCCTAACTTAGGTATACCTATAGCTGATGAAAACAACAAATTATTTGTTGATCCTAAAGGCTATAATTTAAATTTAACTTGGCAAAGCGATTACGTGTCAAGCGCAGTTTCTGTGACAGCTGATGGAATTGTTGAAAAACTCAACATAGTAACTAACAGTGCAAACAACAAATCAATAGTTGAAGTTACAACCGCTTACACTTCAGGAGCTACTACAATCAACGTAATAGCAAAGGTGGATATTGTAGATGGAAAAGTTATTACGTTTAATAATGGAGCTACTTTCACTTTAAATAACTCAGGTGATGTTACGGGCAGCGATTCAGCCCAAGATATAGTTGGTGTTTTAAATGGAGATATTTCTGAAAATACACAAGGAACTGTGGCACAAACTATCGCTTTGTCGAACGCTGTAGATGTAGCGCTATCATCTGGAGACATTATAACATTTAATGATAATGTATATTTTACTTTAGATGAAGCTGCGCTGAGTAGCGCAGAATCATTATCAGGCATTTTGACCGAAAGTATTCCATCTGGTTCTAGTGGACAAGGAATTCAACCTGTAGCTATTGACGCTTTAACTGATGATATTAAAAAATCTAGATATATTGTTTTTTCTAGCGGCGCTACATTACAGCTTACGACTTCAGCTAGTATTGGCGACACTACGTTATATGGTATTTTGAGTGGAGATTTAGCTGATGATGAAGTTGGTGCTACGAAATATTTGCCCGGTGATACTATTAGAATTGTATCTCAAATAATTAATTTATCTAAGTTTGGCATCAGCAATCAAGACGATGTTACAGTAAATAAACCTGATTTATTTTTTGTTTGCATTAAAGAGGTTACACCAGATAAAGATCCTAGATATGAGCGCGAATATTGGGTTGCTGATCAGTGCGCTAAAAATTTAAACGCTTGTAAATGTAGGTATTTAGCATATGGAGCATATAAAAATGGACTGCCGTTCGGAGGGTTTCCTGCGACCCAACGGTATGATTTTTAATAAAAAGTTTTTACTTTATATTTCTAAAATAGCATCTGCTTGTAATTTTGAAATATGCGGACTTATCACTAAGAAAAAGGTATATTTTTTAAAAAATTATGCTGATAATATTTATGATAATTTTCTTTTGAACCCCTCTGAGTATTATCACTTTTATTCAGATATTATTTGTTTGTTTCACTCTCACCCAGAAGGAGATTGCTATTTAAGTCCTGCTGATATAGAGAATGTACAAAATTCTAACCTATCTTCTTTAATTTATTCAAAAGAGTATAAAAAATTTCTATTTTATTCATCAATTACTGAAAATAAATTTATTTTTCCTTTGTCAAGTGTATAATATTTAGTAATGACAAAGGTTTATCTAAAAGGCAGGCTTGGCAAAGTTGTTGGCAGCTTTTTTAAGTTTAATTGTAGAACTTTAAAGGAGGTTTTCAATGCTATCGAAGCCAATACGGGTAAATTTGAAAAATTTATTAGCTTAAACAAGAAAAGAGAATTTGCTGTTTTTGTAGATGGAAAAGAAGTTGTTTGCGACGGCACTTTTAACGTTAATGTTAAAGCAAAAGAAGTGCTAATTATACCTGTTTTGTTTGGAAGTTTTGTTTTTACGTCTAAAGCAATCACTGCAGCTCTTTTAGCAGGCACCACATTTGCAACCGCCGCTGGATTTACCATGGCTTTTAAGATAGTAAACTTTATTGTCGGCACTGTATTAATGACTGCTTTTTCTTTTGGTATGAGTCTTTTGATATCTAAATTGATGAAAAAAGACGATCCAGAAATTATAAAAACCACTTCTTTTGCTTTTCAAGGTGCTGAAAATGTTACGCGACAAGGAGTTGTGGTTCCAGTGGGATATGGTAGAATGATTGTTGGGAGCCGTGTTATTTCTGTAAACAGTTTTACTGTTGATAAAAAAGTATTCAATTCAGGATTGGAAGGGATATTTAACAGTGCTGATGGTCAAAGCACTTCTCAAGCTAATATAAATAGCGATTACTCCTATGGCAACTCTGTTAAGACCTACCTTGGTATGAATAAGCCATCAACATTATCATGAGCACTGAAGTAATAACAACATCCAATCCTAATCTTTCAACTGCATCTTATAGTGATTTATACGAAGCATATCAAACTTTTTCAATGGTTTGCCAAGGTACTGCGCCAGAATTTGATAGAGATGCAGGTACAAGTGATCTTGAGTCCGTGGGCCTTTATCAAACAGTTGATGCTATTTGTGAAGGGCTAATAGAAGGGCTATGTGATAAACATGGTAATACCATATATTTTCATGAAAATCGATCGAATAATGAAGGTGTTTTTCAGGGAATATATTTGAATGATGTGCCTATCAAAAACACAGAAAGTTTAACTATTAATTTTCCACGAGTTTTTGCTGAAGTTCAATTAGGGTCAGAAGTTCAAAAACCTTTGACTCATTTTGATGAGATGCCATTACTATCTTTTACTAACTCTGTTCAAACTCTTAACGTGGGAGCAAGATTAGCTGGAGTAAATAATGATGAATACAATTTTACAAAAAATATAGTATTTAAAATACCTGTAGCCGATGGAAGTAGCTCAGATTCAGTAACAGCGAATCAAGGAGAATACACCAATCTAACAGCAAATCAAGGTAGGAGATTGAACGCTAATCGATTGAATTGTGTTGTAGATGCTAGAGACGAAAGTTCTGTTGGTAAATTGCAATCCGCTGAAAAAGCTCAAGTGGCACCTTTTACACACGTTATTACAAATAAAGCTGTTACAGCTGTTAATGTAGATATGGGTGTAAATGGTTTAGCTTATGAAGGGGAATATGCAAATGCGGTTAATTTTGTTATTAAAACAGGATATGTTGGAGATAATTTTTTAATATCAGAAGGAGGTTCGCTGAGATATTTGTATTGTGCAATTGCTGGTCGTTGTTCAACACCTTACTTTAGAACTTATTTTGTTACTTTACCCCCTCCACTACCTGAGAAAGATCGTTTTATTAAAATTTTTAGGACTGATTCAGAATTATTACCAAAAGATTTTCTTCAAAGAAAAGATTTAGTTGTTGATAAAATTGGAGAAATTGTTGAAGTACCTTTGAGTTATCCAAATACAATGATAGCGGGTATGGTTTTTGACGCACGTACTTTTCAAAGCCCACCTAAACGATCATTTGATTGCAAAATGTTAAAAGTTAATGTTCCTGATAATTATAACACAGAAGCTAAAACTTATGACGGTAATTGGACTGGACAATTTTCTACAGTTAAAAAATGGACAAATAACCCTGCTTGGATTTTATATGATTTAATGAAAAAAACCAGATACGGAGTTGGCAAATTTGGTATGAAACAATTTTTGATAGATAAATGGAATTTGTATAAAGTTTCTAAATATTGTGATGAATTAGTTCCAACAGGATATTCTGGTAAATTTCCTTTATCTGATTTTACAATTACCAACTCTACAACTGTTACTATAGATGATTCTTCAACAAATTTAGGAGAAGAGGTGTTTCGAGATAGATTTCCTAATGGAGCTATTGTTTCTCTTTTTGATACTGTTGATTCTAGTGATAATTTGTTAGATAAAGCATACCGCAGATTAATTATTGACGGCTCTTACGCTAACAATACTTATACCTTTACAATGGTAAAAATATTTTCTGTTGAACAGGTATTTTCTAAGTATCCAAGTTTACGTACTCTTTTTAATAGTTTGGTAAATTATCAAGATGAGGATACAACTACAGATCAAGGCGCTGATGTAGATCAAGGAAAAGTAAATCATAACTTCAATTCTCCGGCATTTTTCCTTATAAATATATTAATAAATTATCAAGCTAATACATATACAGAAGCACAAGATTTTATAGCTGAATATGTCACTTCAGGAGGTCAACCGCTTGATCCAGAAGTGGCTGGAGGCAAATTAGGGGTAGATTTTCAAGGTCAACTACCATTATTGGAACCAAGGTTTGCATGTAATGTATATTTAGATCGAGAGCAAAATGCTCTTAATACAATTAATGATTTAACTTCTGTGTTTAGAGGGATGATTTACTGGTCTTCTGGCAGTATTTTTGTTGCTAACGATGAGAAAAAAGATGCAGTTATGCTATTTAATAACTCTAATGTTGTAGATGGATCATTTGTGTATAGTGGGTCGGCTGATTCTGCAAGGCATACTGTTGTTACTGTTAGATATAATGATGAAACAGATAGCTACAAACCTAAAGTTGAATACGCAGAAAACTCAGCAGGATTAAGAGAGTACGGTTATAAACAAAAAGATATTGTTGCTATAGGAGTTACCTCAAGAGGTCAAGCTCATCGATTAGCAAAATGGATGTTGTCAACAAATCAAACAGAAACTGATACTGTTCAATTTTCAACTGGTCAAGAAGGTAGTTATTTAAGACCGGGAGATGTTATTAAAATTCAAGACAAACTTAAAAGTGTTAAAAGATATGGAGGTAGAATTGTAGCGGTTGATTATGCTGCACGTAAAGTAACTTTAGACGAAGGTATTCAAGAAGATATTGTGGGGCAAAAAATAACATTTATTGTACCTCGGCAAAATAAAACAGTAAAACAATTAAACGAAGATGCAAGATTAAAAATAAATGTTCAAGATGAAACTGGTTTAACTGACGATGAAATTGATTCACGAAGAGAGCCACAAATAAAAGAATTTACAGTCAGTGCTGTATCAGAAACTAATGTAGTCACTATATCTGAAACATCAGATCAAGATTTTAATTTAATTAAATCTGGCTATTTATGGTCTGCTCAAAATTTAAGTACAGATTACGAAATCAAAGAGGTAGAATATAGAGTTCTTTCTGTTACAGAGAAAAGCTCTAATGAATATATGGTAACCGGCTTAATGTATAACCGAACTAAATTTGATAACATTGACAGATCAAAAAGTATTGAAAATACACAACAATCTGTGTCTCAAATAGTTAATGTACCATCTTTACCAGAGCCTTTAGTAGAAACCAATAACTCTATAGAAGTTAGTTTTAGAGCTTTTAATCCTGAAACTGATGTACCACCATATTTTGACGGCAAATTTCCTTTAAGAAATCAGCGGCCTCTTCAAAAAAGTTATAGACAACAATATGTAAATATAAATTTTGAAGCTTTAGCTGCTGACAATAGCGTTAATGCATCTAATACAGGTGGCTATATATTACAAGTTACAAAATCTAATGGGGATATATTGCGTGTAACTTTAGATGGTTGGGACAATCAAAATGCAAATATCTTTTTAGGGGAGTTGATTTCTGGATCATCTGCTCCAACAGAAGGCACAAATACAATTGATGTCAAAATATTTAGATATGATCCCGACAAGAGATTAGAAGGTACTATTGGATTAACAAACTAAAATGGCAACTTTTTCAAAATATATTAGTCAACAACCGGAAGATTTTGGTGCAGCTTTACGTATCTCTGGCTTTCATGTCCAGAATGGGGCTCCTAATTTACCTATTGTTAATAATTTTCCTTATAGTAATTCACTTGCTTTATTTACTGGCGGTGAAGGTATTAGCTCAAGCGACATAGCTAATAAAAATATTTCTGTAGCCAGCGGTCAATTTTTTGTTAAAAATCCTAGAATTGCTTGGAGCTTAGTTAATCCAGCAGATAATTCTGTATTTAGTGACGAAGATGTTTCTTTTTTAGATAGTTTAAAAGGATTTGAAATTACTCTAGAAGATGAAACTGGAGCTTTTGTACAAAGATTAACCACAGGTGATTATAAGAATACATATTATTCTTTATCAACTGATAATATAAAATCTTTATTTACTAATTTAGAAAATAGTAGTGTTTCATATGGCAACTCTTTAAGTCCTAATAGAAGAAGATTAAGATTTAAGGTAGTTTCTACTGATTATTATAATAGAAAAAATACTGGCATTTATTTTTTGACAATGCCGACACCTGTTATTACTGGATGTCAAGTAGCAGTAGGAACTGATATAAATTTAGATTTTAAGGCTACCAGATATTCTGGTTTAAGCAGTTTATTGGTTTACGGTAATTCAACATCTGGGTTTAACATTAGTAATTTTTCTGGCACAGCAGCTCCAGATTATAAGTACACCGCAGATTTGTCAGACAGCTTCAGAGCAAGTTTAAATTTTGATCTTGATGGCAACCCTAATTCAGGACTGTATTATGCTGCTGTTTTGAGCGATAACCTTGGAACAGGTCAAGCATATTATTTTCCATCTTCTATTAAACCATTTCCTGTTGACCCA